CCTTATTCATCTACCAAAGAACTATGCAAATCATATCGCTGTCCTCTAGATATTGTCCATTGGATGAATGTGGTGCGTGATTCCGACGGATCACCTCTGTATTCTTTCACCGTTGTCGGCCATACTGGTAGTGCCTTGCGCACCGTTTCTTCCATCCATATTTCTTCTGTATCCGATGTTCCCTTCGACGACGAAGCCCAATATCTTACTTTCACCCAAGCCGAACAATTAGAACTGCACAACCACTTCAATTTGCCAAAAGATTCCGGAAAAATTCGTACCATCCATCAATATCAAGGTAACCAATCGAAAAAGATTATTCTTGTCCGCACAGAAATCAAAGATACCAACAAGATTTACGTCAATATGAAATATATTCTTGTTGCATTATCACGTCACACTTCTTCCTTCCGTTATTGTACAGTCAGTCCTTCCGATGCTACCTCACTTGAAATTGCTCGTATCAGATCATTTACCGACGCCGAAATTCGTTTGTGTGGAGGTGGTTCCTATGACACTTATCACAAGAATTTAACAGTCACCCCACCTTCCAGTCAAATGGTTTACACCTATCCGAAAATCGTTCGTGATTTGAACGACATCTATGCTTTCGGTTCTTACTTACCTTTGTGTGTCCGTAGTCATTACAAAACTGATATCAAATTTAAAAGTGATCCAATTGTTCCTTCTCCGCTTTCCTTTGCCGTTGAATATATTCAAGACATTCACGATCGTATATTAGGCCCCGCTCCTCAAAACGAATTTGATCATCACATCTATCAAGCATCCGACAAATATTATCATGGCGAATTTTCAATTATTCCTAAGCTGGAAATCGTCCGTCAAAAACCATTCTGCCCTCCTAAACTAATCACTAACATGCGTCCCAAGGCCCCTTCTAATCAATGTCAAGTTGTTAAAGCCTTTATTGAAAGAAACGGTGCAGTGCCTCGACTCTCTGGTGACGTCAATGAAATCGATACTTCTAATTTCCTTTTTGACACCGTTTGCAAAGTTCTTGATCCTGATCTCATCAATATGTATCGTGCTAATCCTATCACTGTCAACTGTCGCTCCATTGCTATTTGGCTTTCCAAACAACCTCAGAACGTTCACAATCTTATTCTCTCCGAAACCCAAACCTTATGGGACAAGGACCTTACTTCTTATTATTTCACCATCAAAGGCAATCCTAAACCTGATCTTGACAAATTTCCTGAAACCCGTTATAAGAGTTCTCAAACCATCGCATATCAAGACAAACTCATCAATGCCATATTTTGTCCACTCATGAGCGATTTTACAGACCGTTTACTCGCTGCCCTCAACGACAACATCATACTCTTTAATCGCATGTCCAATGACGACTTTTGTAATGCAGTAGATAAAGTTTGCCCTTTTGAGAGATTTGCTGTTCTCAATAATTTCATAGAAATCGATTTCTCAAAATTTGATAAAAGCCAAGATCTCACTGCTTTGCGATTTGAAACATCTCTTATGCGACTTATTGGTGTACCCGAAATTTACTGCAATTTATGGATAATAATGCACAAATCTACCACTCTTCGTGACCGCGTGAACTTATTCAAAGCCAATGTTGAATATCAACGCAAATCCGGAGATGCTGGT